TCGGTGCTGAGGCAAACCTCAACCCCGATGAACGAGACGAATTGGGCATGTTAAGCATGGATGGTTTACACGAAGACCACAACATTGTTTCTAACCACCCCATGTCCGAAGTGCAACTTCTTCGCGATAACGCCATTACCAAAAATCACGACAGGCGTTTTTTTTCCGAACAACTTAAAGGAAACACTCTCAAGCGGTTTGACTACGACCGCCTCAAGCCCGAACACACTCTTCGCATTCCTATCGGTATGATGGGGTCGCATGAGCCGCTTGACATCGGCGACCCTGTTGCATTGGAGGATTGGAAGAGCAGAAATCATGCTTCTTCTCGTAGGAGTGACCCGACAGGACAATTCCGAGGGGCGGAACAAGTTCATCGCGAATTGACGGGTGCTGTTGATACAGAAGGTCGCCAACACTCTTCGTTTTACACGCTTGACGAATATCAAAAATACCTTGATGCTTTGCAACGCGGCGAGTTTTACGCTCCCGAACAATTGATGCATGGAGCGCTTACCAAAAATCAATTGCTTCGCGAAGTTATGGCGACAGAGGGTTTGGATATTGAAAACTCGGAGAGGCAAATGCGTAAGTTGAAGAAGCGAATTAAGGAATACGAAGAGCAGTCCAATGAAAACTCTCTCATGCCTTTCGGAATGACTCAACATGGAGAAGAGTATGTGATAGCCCCCGACATATCTGCACTCGCTTATGAGCGTAAAACCGAATTGACAAATGCTCTTCGTTTTGAAAAAGACGATGCTAAACGCGACATTATTTACGCGAAAATCAATGAACTGCAACCCTATGTCAATCCGAGCGAATCCAACGAACCAATTGAAGACCATTCGCAACTTGCGCGACAAACACATGATGTGAGTGAAGAGATATTCAACGGTATCGTCAAACCTGCGTTTGAGTTTCACTTTGGAAAGAAGGCTTTTGGCTATGAAGGCATGAGCGCCGAAGAGAACAACGACGCGTGGGCGCACACCGTTTACGGTATGCACATTGCAGAATACATTGCCGCAAATCTCACGCCCGAAGAGCGTGATGAGATGATGCGTAAGGGTATTACAGCACACGGTCACAAAAGCGCCAAATCCATCAGCAAATTGGTTGATAACGAGACTTTTCGTCGTCTCAACAACTTGCAAGTAAAACGCTCAAACTACGACTCAAAAGGAGACTTCCGTCAACTTAGCGACTTTTTCCCCGAACATGTGAAAGGGCATGAAGTTGCTACGCATGTCTTTTCCAAAAACAACGGCGACCGAAAGTCGGAGGCTATTTTCAAACGAGTGATGAAAGAAGTCACTCAAGCCGCGGAAGAGCAGGGCATTTCGTTTGAGGATGCGTTCATGGCTCGCTACTACTCGCATAAAAAATTGGGTGAAGCGGTTGATGTCCCCGCGCCTTCTCAAGTCACAGACAGGACGCGAAGAGGGAGCCGTCATGTCAAAAGCGTGCTTGACCTTATCAAGAACCCCAACAATTTACACAAAGAAATAAGCGACGCTTACCACATTCGCTATGATGAGGGTGGCGTTCACAAACTCAATAGCGAAACTCACAATTTGCTTCACGGGGGCGATTCGGTAAAGTATCATGGCAAAGCCGTTTCAATGGACGATGAGTTTAACGCTATTCAAGATGTGATGGGGCATACAATCAAACATTTGGAAGGGGGTAGCGATAGGAACATTTTGGCGACGGGTATTCGTCTTCCCGCAGGAAAAATGCAAGAGAATATCTTCCCGCGAGGTAGCAAAGAGGATTTGACGCGCCGATATAAAAGAATGAGGGAGATGGCTCACTCTCTCGGTGATGACACGGTTGTAACGAATCCGAATCACACGCTTAGTGAAAAGACATTGCGATTTGGCGGCGGCGGTCTTGACAAGGCTCCTTTGATACCGCTTTACACCAGCAAAGAATACATGAACAAACACGGCAGGTCTGTCCCTCTCAAAGCAACCATCAACAAAGACGCGCTTAAACAAGGCCACATCGTATTTCAATCGCCCGAAATCGCTCCAAACTGTTTACCGAACGGTATGCGTAAAAACATGTTTGTTTCGCGAGACGCGATGATGGCTGTCAACCCGATGCTCCAACCTCACACATTTGGATTGGAGAACTCATTCGGGCAACAAACCCCCTTTGATGCGCGAGCGCAAAGCGCGAATGACCTCACCGAACTCAAACTTGCTTCTGCTGATGTTGTCATTGATGATTCGCTTATCACCAAAGAAGACGGGAAGCCTCAACCTGTCAAGTTCATGCATCGCATTTTTGATTTGGAAGACATGCAACATTTGCGCGGATTCACAGGTGATTGGGTTATCTCACTCTACCCGCAAGGTGAGCATGTGATTGCGACCAAAGACAAAAAAGGCATCACGGCATACGGTGTTGATGGAGAGGTGAAGTTGGATGAGGCTATTTTGGAGGAAGCGGATAAGGTCTACGAAAAGGACTTCACGGTTCACGCGATTCTTCATGATGGACTGATGACTGTTGTTGACTTGCTCAAGACGGCGGACGAGGACACGCACAACATGCCGACGAAAGACCGCATACGCCACCTTCGCGCTCAATACGAGTCCAGCGAACACATCAAAATGCCCGAACCTATCAACACCAAGCGTAGCGACGATGAAGGATTGCAGACTGCAATTGAAGGGTTGCGGGGAGAGCAAAACATTGACATTCTTCTCCGCGATGCGAACGCGACTTACATGAAAGGAGAGCCTCGCCACCCCAAGTGGGTGTTGTTGAGCAAAGAGAAAATGGTTGATGTGGTCATCCTTTCGCGCGCTGGTAAAAACTACACCGTCGGTGTCGGTCCACTCATGCATCCCGAAAATTACGGGAAGCGCGCACAGGAACACGAAGGCGAGCATTACATGATGGTCGGCAACGCGAAGGGTCCGCGGGGTTTGAATGTCGGAGACTTCGCCACAGTCCGTTGCACAGGCGTCAGCGCTTCAAAGGGTGAATATCCTGTCTACCGCATACGCTCTGCAAAAATCACGGACAACGAACCGCTCGCCGCTGATAGCGTTGAAACGCTCGCGATTCTTGCTGGTGAGCAACATGTCGCCCAACGCGTGGGTATCAAGAAGGGGCAAATCGTCATCAACTTCCCCGCGTTTGATGATGATGTGATTTGTAAGACGCGCAAAGAAGAAGGTGTTTGGTTTGTTGAACCTCAAACCACGACATGGGGCAATGAATACCTTGTGCGTTTAGCCGAAGACCAACAGGTGTATTGGGAGTATCAAGCGGCTTTGTTGTTGAAGAAAGCAGAAGTGGAGGAACCCGAATACGATGAGGTCAAACCCGAACCACCAGCAGGGCATAGCAAGAAACCAAAGAAGGTGCTGGAAGAGGAAGAGGAAGTTATCAAGCGCGGTCTTGAATTGGCGGAGCGCGGATTAGAACATCTCGCTAAAGAGAAGATTACCAGCACAGGTGTGCAGGGTTTGGGCATCGGATATGCAACCCCCGATGAACATCCGCGCGGACCTACTCAAAACATCAACGATGAAACGCTCCCCGATTTTGACCCCGCGGCGCGCAAAGACGATGAGTTAAAGCCCGCGACTGAAAAGAAAACCAAGCGACTGCGAAGCACAGAAGGCGAAGAAGCGGTGTTAGAGGATGATGGTGTCGTCGCGCTTCAATGAGGGTTTCATTGATATAGCATGAAGTAAAGTCGCGAAAGCAATGGCGATTCTTGCGGCCCCCTCTTCTTCCTCGGACCCCATCATTTTGAAGGGGTTCGGCGATGATTTGGTTGTTGCTGGATACGCGTCAGTTGAGATGGTTGACAAGCAGGGCGACCTCATCACCCGCTCGGCACTCAAAGACGCTTTCAGCAAGTTCATGAAAGCCGAAGCATTTCGCAATGTGCAACTCGCACACTCTAACATTCAAGTTGGTAGCGTTATTGATTCTTACACCGACTCCAACGGTCGCCTGTGGAAGTCCGAAGTGGACGACACGGGCATGTTCGTCGTCATCAAGTTGCGCGGCGACATTGAGAAGGCACGCGAAGTGGCTTCCGAAATCCGCAAAGGGAACCTGCGCTCGTTCTCTATCGGCGGTCAAGCATTTGAGCGCGTCAACAAGAGCGACCAAACCCGCGGCGACTACCGCGAAATCCGTCGCATGGAACTCCATGAGGTTACGATTTGTGAGAAGGGTATCAACCCCGAAGCGCAGTTTCGCATCCTCAAGGAAGACACAGGTGATAATATGACCAACACAATGAGCGAACTGCAAAGCGTCCTTGAACGCTTGTCAAAGAAACTTGACGAGAAAGAGGACAAAGACGAAGACAAAGAGAAAGGATTCATGCCCGACATCAACGACCTTGACGGCGACGGCGACAAAAAGGAGCGAATGCCCAAGAAGGAAAAGCCCCCAATGGACGACGACGAAGAAGACGACGAAGATGAGGACATGATGTATTCCGATGACGAAGACAAAAACGACAAAGAGGATGAGAAAATGACGAAAGGAGACGACATGATTACGAGCGACTACCTATTGTGGCTTGAGCAAACTGCAAAGAGCGCAGGGTTTGACCCCAATGCGGCTCGCGACCACTTCAACAAGGGCTACGGACCGGGCGAGTCGGGATACGACATGCGCGGACAGGGTTCCCTTGAAGGGGCTGGCGAAGACGATTCCGGCAAGCGCCCTCAACCAAACTTTGGTTCCGCACCAAGCGGTAACAAGAATGTCATCAAGAGCGAATACCTCAACGCTGGAAATGTTTCACGGGCTGAGATTGAATCTGCTTACGAAGTGTTCAAGGCCGCGGCTACCGAGCAACAATTCAAGTCCGACTTGAACAACCACTTCACCGACCGCTTCCTCAAGGAGCAAAAGGCTGAGGCTGACGCAATCGCCAAGGCCAACTTTGACGCTCGCGAACCAATGGTTGAGTTGCAGAAGGCTGTTCTCGCGCTCAACGAACGCATTGACAATGTGTCTGCTGGCGGTTCAATGATTGCAAAGTCTGCGAACACCGCAACCGTTACCATTCCCGAAACTGCTGAACTTGCAAACATGTCGTGGGACGATGTTCACCGACTTGCAGGCAAAGCACTCAAAGGAGGGGAATACTGATGGCACGAAATTATGTAAGAACAGTTCAAGACATGGAGCGTTACTATTACGGTGGCGCTTCTCAGACCGGATACTCCTACGGAGCAGGTGACATTTTGAAGGCTGACGCGCCTTTGTTGTCCACCACCGCGGGAACCTATCAAGCAATCTATGGCCGAAAGGTTTGGTCGCAACTCAACCAAGAGTTCAACGCCTTCTCTATTCTGCCCAAGAAGCCTTGGGAGCGAAGTGGATGGCGCATCCTCACGGAGCGCGCTTCGTTCACGAAGGGTGGCGGCATTGCCGAGAACGGCGTTCTTCCCGACACCTCCAAGCCGGAGTTCCTCCATGTGGCCGCAAAGCCCAAGACCATCGCGCACACTTTTGACTTGTCCGAAGTGAGCATGTTCCTTTCCGACAAGGACGACGGTATGGGCGATGTGCGCCAAGTGTTGAAGGAAGAGATGGGTAAGCACCACGCTGAACACATCAACCGAATGCTCTTGCAGGATGTCACCACCACCGCAGGCAACGACTTTGAATCGCTTGACCGAATCACCTCTGACCCTGCCGTGATGACCACCACCCAAGCAGGTGTTGACGCTTTGACCGACCACGACATGTATTCCATCACTCGCGATGGTTCCGCCGCTTTCCACAGCGCGGAAGTGGATGTTGGTGGCGACGCTTCAACCGCCGCAACCAACCGCAACTTGTCCCTCAACCAAATGGACGGATTGTTCCAGCAACTTTGGACCCGTGGTGGTAACCCGAAGGTCATGCTGACGGGCTACGACACTTTGATGCGCGTTCAGCAATTGCTCCAATCCCAACAACGCTTCATGGACTCCAAGCGCGTTACCCCTTCCTACAACGGCGTGAAGGGTGTGCCGGGTCTTGAGGCTGGATTCATTGTCGCGACCTACAACGGCGTGCCTATGATTCCAACGAAGGACATGCCCGATGACACGGCAACCGCCAGCGGTTCTCTGTCGCGCATCTACTACTTGGACACGGACTACCTGTGGTTCCAAACTGCAATCCCAACGCAATACTACGAAAGCGGTATTGAAACGGGCGACCCATTCGCGATTAACCGTCTTGGACAAGAGGGGCTTTACCGAACGATGGGCGAACTTTGGTGTTCGTTCTTTGGCGCAAGCGGGAGCATTCGCAACCTACAATGAAGGAGATGATGAAAAATGGCAACAACGAAAGATAACCGAGGAATCCGATATGTGTGTAGCGGAACGGCTACGACTACCGTGAACTTTGACATTGAATTGCAAGCAGGTGCGAGCAACAACGACAGCACGACATGGCTGGCAGGTGGAGCCGGGACTTACCCCGGAACTCTTACGCCTTTTGAGCCACGACAGGCTGACGGCACGAACTCGTCTCAAAGCCCGCGATTGATTGGTCTTACGATGAGTTCTGCTCTTGCAGAAGGCGACACGCTAACGCTCTCCAACGACCCAACGCAAGACGCAGGTGGCGCAGGTATCACAACCATTCTTGGTGTTTACACATCGCAGGTTGACGCGACCGCTTCTCTTGGTGTGAGCAAGACCAACGCGCTTGAGTTGACCTTTGATATTGAACTGACCAGCGACGGCACAACCAACGATACGACGGGTGCTGAACTGCTTCTCATCGTGGTTTGAGGTGTTCTTCTTGCCTACGATTACCTACCGAGGACCACGACGCGCTGGCGCGAACATGGGTTCTTTGGGTTGGTGGAGTTGGGGTCAACCGCGTGAAGTTAGCGCGGAGTGGCTTGAGTCTTACAGGTCATCCTTTGAGAACAACAAAGAGTTTCTCATTGAAGGCTTCGCTTACGAAGCCGCGACCGTGGACACAGGCAACGACGGCATCCCCGACATGGGATGGACGAAAGGCGACATTCTCGCGTGGATGGAAGAAGAGGGGATTGAATCCTCTTCCCTGTCCACCAAGAAAAAGTTGCTCGCGGCAATTGACGCGCACCTTAACCCCACCGAAGACTCTATGAACGAGGCAGAAGAAGCAGAACCAACAGGAGATGAATGATATGGCATTTGTAAGCGATAACAGACCCCACACTTTGGGCGACTTGATTGTGATTACCGGAACCGTCGCGAGCGGCGACACTTCCGTTGAATTGAGCGACTTCCTTTCCGAAGTCCTCATGGTCACGGCTGTGGCGAACACCGCGACTCCCGGCGGCTCACCTTTGACGGCTGGTATTGACACCACTTCCGCGACCCTTGTTCGCTTCGCGAACCCCGGTGCAAGCGGCGGTCGTTTGATGGTCTTCGGCAAGCGATGAGGTGATTCACCTTGTCCGACACAAAAGTGTTTGAGTTCACACCCAACGAAGGGTGCGAGACAGGCGCGAGTGTGG